TTCTCTGATTTAACTTCTATCTTCTTACCAGTTAGCATATCCTTTATCTTATCTTCTCTTATCTCTCCATACTCTAGGTCAATGTCAAACTTCTTTCTATCTTCTTTAGTGGGTTTCACTGTAAATCCTCCTGTGGTTTAAAATATTTTATAATAAAATTTTCTATACTACTTGCTTGATAAAACTTTTCACTAGGAGTTCCATCAACATATATACTTCTCCATTTTCCGTTACCTATAATATATTCAAAAGAATATCTTCTTCTATTACCCTTACCATCTTTTCTAGGTACAGGTTTTGTAGTTAAAGTAACTGTATCTTTTTTTATTTTGTATTCTATTTTATTATCTTTTAAAATTGTTTCTACATTTTCAATCTTCTCTTCAACCGGTTTAAATTTTTCCTCAGTTAGTAAAAATCTATTAATAAAATCTTTAATGTTTTTAGATGAATAATGTTTTACTGGGTATTTGTTTTTCTTAATAGGAGACCATCTTCCTGTAGTACTATAATAAGAATATTTAGTTCCGTTGAAGTATACCCAAAACATAGTTGAACCTGCTCCTTCTGTTAGTTCATATTTAATATTTTTATCTTCTAAAAATTTACTAACCTGTTCTACAGTTTCATTTGTGTCGTGTTTAAAAATTACTTCTCCTTTTGAATTAACTCTATCAAATCTCCAATCGTATTCTTTAGTGGGTTTCACTCCAATTATCTCCTATCTTGTATTCACCATCCAAAGGACAGCGAAGATTAAAATGTGTTCCTGATTTTATTATACTCTCTACTGCTAACTCACCAACAAAATTAGCCTGAGTATCTTTTACTTCTATCTGCCATTCATCATGTATGTTGGCTACAAACTTGTACTGTATAGAATTTAATTTTAACAAGTCATCTAAAAGAATAAGTGCTTTCTTCATAACAATAGCACCTGCTCCCTGTAACAAAGTGTTCAATGCTGAGTGTTGGTTACGTACATACAGCTTCCTACCGTCTAACCCTTTGAGATATTTTTTTGCTGAAGCTCTTTGTACTCTGTCTCTAAGAGATTTAAATGTAGGTTTATTATCAAAGAAATATTGTCTAGCTCTTTTACCATCTGCTGTACTTCCTCCAACCACTTTACCAAGCTTCTCATCTCCTGCTCCGTACATGAGTGCATAGATGAATGTCTTTGCCTTATCTCTAGATTCAAGCTTTGCAAGTTCTTGATTTGCTGTGTGGATATCTCCGTTGAGTATTTCATTTGTGTATTCCTCGTCCTTCATATAGTGTGCCAACATTCTAATCTCCAGACCAGAAGCATCAACACCTAGTAAAACATTATTATCTTCAACAATCCAACAAGCTCTACATTCTTTTCCGTAAGCACTATGAGAGCTAGGAACTTGAGCCATGTTAGGATTTCTGTGTGTCATTCTGCCGGTGATAGCACCGTTAGGTATCACGAAACCATGTACCCTGCCGTCATCTTCAGTAGCTTCAATCCAAGAATCAATCTGAGCTATACGCTTTTGAAGTAAAAGGAACTGTGCTATTAGGTTAGCTTCGTGTATGTGTGTAATAGCTGATAAAGTTTTCTCATCTACTATGGGTTGACCTGTCGGTGTAAACCTATCAGGCTTCCAACCAAAGTCTATTAAGTATTCTCCTATCTGCTTTCTTGAACCAAGATTAAACTCTTGTAAAGACTGTCGCATGAAGGGGTCTGTGTTGTTAGTTCGTATACATCTATCGTATTCGTCATCTGTTAAACCACGCTTAGACAACTCACCATCTTTCTTTATGTAAGGTGTAACAACTTTATCATCAACCCACTTAGGTTTAAACGTGTTGTGTACCTCATCTTCTATTGCTTGTTTCTTTTCTCTAAGTTCAGCAAGTAATAGTACAGCGTGTTGAGTGTCAAACTTAAAGCCGTTGACCTCTTGTTGTTTAATTACCTTTGCTACATTTTGTTCTAGAGCAATAGCTTGTTTATCAAAGCCTTTACTTTCTTTACGTAGCTTGTAGTATACTGCTAGGTTTAATTCAACATCTCTTACACAGTAGGTAAGCATGTCTTCTGAATAGTTTAAGTAGTCGCTGAAGTCTATCTTATGATAGCCTAACTTGTATCCCCACTTCTCTAAGCTATGTCCTCCTTCTCTAGCCGGATTGAATAACCTAGATAAAACAAGCGTATCTATAACCGGTATGTTAGATAGGTCAACATTACTAAACTTATGTACCATAGGTATATCAAAGCCAATGATGTTGTGTCCAATTAAAGTATCTGCTGTCGCTAGAAACTCATAACCTTCTTGTAGTTTATCAGGAGTAAATTTAAATATCTCCTTAGTATCTATATCTTGTGCAACTATACAATGTATTAGTGTTGCCTTCAGGTCATCTGTTTCTATATCAAATACTAACTGCATTAAAAAGCCTCGTCTAAACTACCGTCAAATTCTATGTCATCATCAGAGATTTCAGAGAGTCTTCCTGTTTCACTATCGTATACCACGCTACATGCCATACCAACGTCACCTGTGTATCTTGATTTAAGAATACGAAGCTTGGTTGTCCTTGCTTCTTCTGGGTCAGCAGACTGTTGATTTCTTTCTAATGCTATAACACAATCGGATAGTTGTCCAATACTATTTGAACCACGAAGATGAGATAGTGAAACTTCAATACCGTTCTCATGTCCTTTGTTACCATCAACTCTACGTAAGTGAGAAACTAAAATAATACCTGCACCTGTTTCTTCTACCAAACTTCTAAGCCTAGTCATAATAGAATCAATAGCTCGTCTTTCATCTCCATCATGTACTGCACTAACTAACATGTGTAGATGGTCTACTACCACCCACTTGCAGTCGCACCCTATAATCATAAAGCGAAGCTTAGTAAAGATATCATCAATGTCATTCGTGCCAAAGTGTGAGTGCACCCATACTCTATTACGATTTTCTCCGTCATAAAGTATATCAAACATCTTATCAAGTTCTTCTTTGGAAAACTTATCACGTTCTTGGTCAACGTATAGTCTAGCGTTAGCTTCAATAGATAGGATACCATCAATGGTTCTTCTCCAATCTTCTTCTAATGCAATGATACCTACGTTGTCATTGGTATTTTTAATAAGATGATGTTCAAGTTCTCTGGTTACACTAGACTTACCGAGACCTGTACCACCTGTAAGGGTAACAAGTTCTCCTTGTCTAAGTCCATATAACTTTTTGTTAAGTCCTGCATAAGGATAAGGGACACTCTCTTTTCTTTCACGATTGTGAAACTTTTCACGTTGCTCTGAAACATTTATAACACCAGAAGGTGTATAAACTTTTGATGCCCACCACGCTTCAACAAATTCTTTATGTTTGTTAGAACGTAACATATCGTTAGCATCTTTGTAGCCATGTGGTAGTGTAAGTATCTTAGCCTTGCTAGGTTTAAATAGTCTAGCAACTTTAATAGATGCTTCCTTACCTGCCTTGTCATTATCAAAGGAAATGATTACGTTCTCAAACTCTTCAAAGAACTCAAGACTTTCTTTTACATCACGTACTGCACCTTGAGCACCACGCTTGATGGACACTACTGCCCACTTAGAACCCAAGAGTTCATAAGCAGACATAGCATCACATTCCCCTTCTACAATGGTAACATACTTGCCACCTTTAAATAACTGTTGACCAAACAAACCTGTATCGTTGTAAGTTCCAGAGACAAAGAAGTCTTTATCTTTTACACTACGATATTTGGTAGCTGATAACTCATGCCCATTATAATATGGGTACAAATGCTTAACTACATTTCCTTGTAGGTCATGTACGCATTTAACTCCATACTTAGTAGCAGTTGCTCTGGATATTTTCCTATCTGTAAGAGCAGAAAATTGTCCTTCATCTACCATATCAGGTTTCTTGGTCGGTGTTGTTGTTGCTGTTTGCATATCCTTTCCTCCACATGCGTTAGTATAACTAGGCATAAACTCTCCACAACTGAAACACTTTGCTGAATTATCTTCGTTAATTCCAACAGCATCACTACTGTTACAAAGTGGACAGGGTTGGTGCAGTTTATCCCACGTCTTATCCATGTTAGCCCTCATGATAAGCTTGTTAAGACTCGTCTTCTAAATCTTCTTCTACAACTTCCTCATCACCTTCAGGTGTTTCTACTATAGCTTCTTCAGCACTTTGTAGTAACAACTCAAGATTGTTTTGATGTGTACCTGAAGCAAAGTTAAGTGCTTCAACAAGAACATTCAACGTACCTATCTTACTGATAGACATGTTGGCATTAGCTCTTGCGTTCTCATCTTCAATCATAGTAGTATCATATACTACCTGACCATCATCTTTAGTAATAGTAATAATCATTATTAAAATTCCTCGTTATCATCTGAATTACCTTCAGAGTATTCAATTAAATTAGATACCTTTACTGCTATTAACTCAGCAAACGTACCATACTTTCCTGTATAGGGTTTAATCTTTACAGTAACTTGAGAGCCGTTACCAACACTAACGTCCATATCGTTACCTTCACTATCAAGTAACTTAGGAGCAGAGTTAGTTGTACCATCATGCTTCTCTACCTTTCTGCTGAATGAGAAAGCCGGTTCATCATACTTAGGTTGACCATCTCTGGTTCTGACCTGTGATAATCCAACACCCTCTAGTCTATTAGCAGTATCTTCATCAGTCAACACCACAATTCCATACTTATGTGGTTCAAACTTAGTGTTTGGTGTGCTGACATTAGCCCACATAGCTTTTCCTTCTATATACTCATACATATTATTTACCTCCTTAAGGTTAGTATTAAGTTCAAAGATTGTATCACGTTTTATTTTTAATGGCAACTCTTTTCTCCCTACGTCTTGTGTTGTTTCTATCACGTGTAAATTGAATAGCACCTTGCAAGTCTTCCCATAACTCTTCAAGTGCTTGTTGTTTTTGTTCTTTGTTAAGTCTTGTAATGATTTTTATATCAGACTTCTTAGGTGTCCAAGTATCCCAGTAAGCTTTGTCCATGTCTTTCCATGTCCAAGCTATCTGCTTGTCTAGCGTTGTTGATTTAAAATATAAATTCATAATAACCCTCGTGTTAAAAGAGGCACTTTAAAGTGATGCCTAGCACTTTACAAGGGAAGGTAATCGGTTCAGTTCTCATCCCATTTCATCTACAACTTTAATAAGTGTTGCCACCTCTAAAGTTTTTACAGTAGCTCGAACACCTTGTAAAACTTAGTCTAGTTTTGTTGGCACAAGACTAGAAACTTGCACGATTAAATCGTATGTCTTTAGGTTTGGAAGGTTAGTTGAGGGCTACACCTAATAAACATACCTAAAATATTCATCTATTGTATTAAGCCCTTTACTCTTTGTCAAGTGGTATGTCATTAAAAGTTATAACACTTTCATCTAACAACTTAACATAAAAGAATTGGTCTTTAGCCCATCTGGTTTCCCATGCTATCTTACCTTCGTACAGTTCTTTATTATTCTTTGCTACCCACATCTCAAATTGTCTGTATTGATTAGGTGATAGCCTTTCAAAATCTTCTTCGCCTTCTCCAACTTTCATTTAGTTTCTTTCCTTTTTTTGTTTGTCGATTACCATAAGCACTACTACTACTGTGCAGTACAACATGAATAAACATATGATACCTACACTTATTGAATTAGCTGTTAGCATATCACACCTTCACTGCAAATGGAAGACTACAGTTAGCCACGTTATTATCTTTAACTAAAGCCTTGTCAAGATATTTAACAACAGCTCTACCTAGCCTAGTGTTTATCTTATCAGAGAAACTTACGTTGGTTATCTCTTGCTCTAGTATGTCAAAGGTTACTGTAAAACTAACATCTCTGTTAAAAGATATCTTACTTATATACTTTCCAAAGTCCACAGACTTATCAGGACGAGGGCATGAGTAAACTATAGGCTCTACTATAGGCTCTGGCACAAGCTCTACTATAGGCTCTGGTATTATCTCTTCAGGCACAGCGATTGGCTCTGGCTCAACTGTTTTACCTGTAAACAATCCACCTGTTAGCACACCAAACCCACCTGTTGCTGAGTATTCTTCTCTAACATCTAACAACTCTTGTCCTTGTACCTCTTGTCTATCATAGATAACCTCTAGCCTATCTAATAACATGTCATCAGTTGATGAGAGTTCATCTAACATTGTCAATGCTTCTCTCATTTGAGCTATGTCCATGTCTGTATTGGACTCATAGAAACTTAAAGCGTTATTGATAGCACTATAGTTATCAAACAACACATCAATCTTAGTACCTACTTCTGATTGCTCTTGTTTTATTTTATACATTTGTCTACTAAGATTATCCATTTCATTATCGTTGCTAATTATTGTATAGCAAGACAACGCGAACGTCCCTAAGACTAACATACCTATCATCACATTTTGTTTATTCATATATCACCTTCTCCTTTTTTCGTTTATCGTTATACTCAACCACCCTTCTACCACTCTTGTAACCTGTTATCTGTCTATGCCATTTACCTTCTCTAAATGTAAACTCTATAAAACTTATATCTTTATCAAGTTGTTCTTCTTCTAACTTTATTTTTCTTAGTTCTACTCTATTATTATATTGTGTCATATTATTATTATTATACTTTTTTAAAAGAATATATAAATTAATTAAAAATAATTTTTATATATATGTTTTAAACTTTATAAGTATTTTACTCCTATTTTGTTAGCTGTCAAGCATTATTTAATATTTATTTCTAAGCCTTTCTAAGGGTAGGGTTAGTCATGGTTAGTACCTATGTGTGGGTAGACTAAACTACTGCTCACCATCACGCTTAGATGCTCATGTATCCTATGTATTATGTCTATCTCTGACACATCTAAAGGATTGTCCCAAGAAATTAAGTCATCATATAATAAGTCGACAAATGTTCTGTATTTATTAACAGATAATTTATTGACTACATATTCTCTGGCACATATCTCATC